TGCAATATCCTTTTGTGCTTTATCCATAGCCCTATTAAATTGGGTCATATCAACAGAAATTTTAGTTTTAGAACCACCTTTGCTAATGGTTCTGTCAGCAATACGAATAGGGCGCATTAGTCAACACTTCCTAAGTGAGCCAACCTCTTAAGGTTTTCAAATCCACGCTCTCTTAGGTTGTTGCCTCTAATGCTACCTTTGGTGTCAGCAGTTTGAAAAACCGCTTCGTCTTCAAGATAATACCCTGCGGAAATGTCAGCGCAAATTTCACGCAGTACATGAGCAAACTCTCCCTCTTGAACAGTTACACCTGTTGCATGGTCAAAAGAAATACCCGTACAACCCGTAAGGTCATTTGATGATTTTCCTGTCCAAGCGAATGAATCACCATCAATGTTACCGTTTCCGGCAGTAGTAAATGAGGATGCGGAAGTTAGTGTAATGCTTGTTGCGCCCGCACTAATAGAGCCGTTAAGTGTTGTTTCCGCAATACTTTTACTTGGGGCATTTCGTCCGTAATCACGAAACATTTGGTCAATATCAATCGTAGCCCGACGAATAACACTTGTTAGTCGGTTTGCGGCTCTTGTGCGTTGTGCGCTATCAAGAGCAAGGCGTGAACCTACATCGGAAGTAGTGCAATAGTAAACCATCAATTCATCCCCTGCACATCAACGCCAAGCGAAGCGAACAGGGCAATTGCGGCGTACTTTAGGTACTTCGCCATCGTGGACAATTCAAGAACCGCTTGCTCAAGCAAACGGGTTCTTTCTTCCAACGAATCTATTCGCTCATCAGCATTCATTCTTCTTCGCCGCCCAATTTGTCTTTGACATCTTTAATGGTTTCAACGACTTCTTCTACGCCGTCCATAATTTCGTCGGCGGTGATTTTACCATCAGCGTTAATTTTACGCCAAAAAGCCAACAAGTGCTTACCTGCGTATGCGATAATCAAAATGTCAAGCGCAACCGCAGTTATGATAAATAATATAGTTTCAATTTCCATGTTTCTCAATCCTTACTGTATAATACTTCTTTGGTAGAGGATAGGGGAATGACTGTAAAATGACGCGATTCGCCTATCCGATAAATCTTGTAGCCGTGGGGTGTCTCTTCAATGTTTACATTTGTGTAACATCTTTCGGGAGGTTGATACACAATTTTTCCTTTTCTTTTTTCACTCATTTTTTTTCACCTGTTATAAAGTCTTTCTTTGTGTTGTTTTCTTTTTCGTCAAGTTTTTTTGACTCGGAATCAAACCAAGCATCTAATAAATTGCATCTTGTCATTTTAATCACCTTATGATTGCACATTACCTAATCTAACAACGGTAAATTGACTAAGTGGTTCGGAAGCATGACCTCTAATTCTCCAAGTGGTGCTACCGATATTATTAACATAACAATAAAAGTATATTGTTTTATTTGGTACAGTTACATTAAAAGTTAAAGTAAAATCGGGGTCAAGAGAAAGATTTTGCCCATTTAGGTCAATGTCAAATCTGTTAAATCCTTCGTCAATTGCCGCCCCACCCGAAGGATAATGCCCTGCTTGGGTTGGGTCGGGTGCAGTAGTAGAGCATCTAAATAATGCAGTTATTCCACCCGTAACTGAACCTGCGGAGTGAAGATAAAATCCTGTTGTTACTTGGTAAATACCTGTTTCAAGAAATTTAACGCCATAATCAGCCGTTATTTCCATAGAAGAATGTGTGGTTCCGGCAGTAACCTCTGTCCATTGGTTTGAACCGACTGCGATTAAGGATGCTTGGTTATTTGGTATTTCGTAAGTTAAGTTTGAATCAACATTTGAGGTTCCTGTTTTGTTAAACTTCATAATTTGAACAGGGGGTGCGTATTTTGCACTTAGAAGAGTGCCGCCTTCGGAAATTGTACCGCCCACAACAATGTTTTGTGTATTATCGGTAATTGTAATAGCGGTTACTGCATTACTTGCTTTAGTCCCTGTTCCAAGTCTTAAGTCGCCGCTATATGCGTTTATATCCCCACTTGCGATAGTGATTGGCTCACTAAAATAAAAATCGTCTGCGTCTGTTACAAAGTGAGCGTAACTTCCGTTGTTTGGCCCAAGTTTTAAATAACCGTCATTAGTGCGTATCATAAACATATTGTTCCCGTCTTCGCCCGAACCACCCGATTCACCAATGCGAACCTTGTCATCTGTTGCAGGGTCAGCAGGAACGGCATTAAGTGTGATTGTTGTTGCCTCAATCTCACCCGTCATCGTTCCTCCGGCCTTTGGTAAAGCACCATCAACTTTAGCAAGCGTTGAATTGGCTAATTTATCATCATTAACTGAATCATTCGCAATAGTGGCGGCGACTGAACCGGAACCGCTTGCCGTCACATCACCTGTAAGGGCAGTAATACCACCACTACCACCGACTTCGCTTGAACCATGATATAATTTATTACTATCTCCACTATTTAACCATAGAGTATTTGCGGCAGTACCACCCGGATTTGAACCAACTGGATTTAATTCTAATCCTGTTGGGTCAATAAGTCCGTCCACATCTAATTTTCCGGTAATATGAAAATTACCTGCTACTTTAGGCATAGGGCCGGAAGCATGTCGTGGACTTCGGTAAATACCTTGAGATATTTGACTAAATGACCATGTACCTCTAATCTTAGGAGTTTGTATGCTTCGTATATCGGCTCCTTGTGAAGTAGCATCAACCGGCCCTTTTAGGACTACCCCATCACCAATTTCAAACTCTTCAACGGATATAAATGTATTATCAGCCATTAAACATTTATGTCCTGCCGTATTTGCTTTTAAGACAATTTTACGATGATATGCAGTAAAGCCGGTAGGATAACCTGTTGCCCCTTGTGTTGGAATGTAAAACCCACCACTTGTAGCATAGTATTCAGCAGTGGCTAAACCAAAATCAAGTGTTGTTTCGGTTGTTGTAAACGCTTGCATTGAAAATACTTTTAGCCTATCATTATCTACCAAATCACCATCGGGAGCAAATGTGATTGTGCTACCACTTCCACCATCATTTAATGCAAGAGAAACAAAAGATGCCTTGCCGCTTGTACCTGTGGGTGCTACATAATCGGGTGCAAATTTTCCTTCTCCTAATGTGACGGTAGGGTGTGGCCCATCGTCAAACTTTGTAACTTGTGTTCCATCACCATAAAAGTTAAAGGAAAAACCTGTTGTAACGGCAGTATCACCTAAAAGAACAAATCTTTCAGCATATGATTTGTATGTACCATAAAAATTAGGGGATGAGCCAATTTGAAAATCTATTCTATCCGAGCCACCGCCAGTAGTCAGTGTTCCATCAAGATAAAGACCCTTGATACGGGGAGTTTGGGAAAAGGATAATGTTCGGATAAATGATGATTCAACAATAATTTCATCCACAGACAAGGTAGTACCTCCGGGTACTGCAATATCAAAAACACAATTTCCTGCGGCAGTGTCGTCAAAAACTATTACATCCCCTGCGGCGGGTACGGCAGTAGGAGGTAGCCAATTAGCGGCATTTGAAGCACTTGTATTTACCGCACCTGTCCATTGATAAGTCGCCATTATTTACAACCTCGTTTTGGTTTGGCTAAACTTTACTGCCGTTCCGCCAACCTCCGAGATAAGTGCTAACAATTCTTCACCACGCTTATTAAATCCACGCAATTGTGCGGTTAAGCGTATGTCTTGCTCTTTCTTCTCGTTCTCGTTGACATAGGATGGAAGGGTATCAATCATAACTTGTAGGCAATCAGCACATACAAGAGCCTTAATTGCACTTTCTTTTTGTGCGGTTGTTACAACATTTGCTGAATCAGTAGCAAGAAACGCCGTGTTTCGTGCTGATTTGTTTACTTGTTCGGTACGAATACTAATGTATTCAGTAATAGTAGCCTCGTTTAAACCACGAGGTCGGTTTAACAAGTCACGAATATTGTCGTTTGTGACCGCCATTACTCTTCACCTAATCCCAATACAGGCCATTTGTCGTTATAATCTTTCGGGACTTCTATAACTTTTGTACCTTTTGGGACTTGTGGTGTGCGACCAAGAACAAAAACCAATTGTGTTTCTATTATGTCACGAGCCATACGGCTATCGGGCAACCAATAGGTATTCGTATCGGGAATTAAAGAAAGTGGACTGTTAGGTTTGCGTGATGCAGGTTTAGCCAAGCGAACAAGCCATCCTTTAGAGGATAACCAATGTTTAGCACGATGGCGAAGGTCAGCAAGTTTTGCTCCTTCGGGAATTTCAATGCCTTTTCTGTTTAATTGTTTGACTAATTTTGCCTTCTCGCTCATCTTTATTCCTTCTTCTTACTCTTACTCTTACTCTTCTTTGCGGGGGCTTTAGCCTTAGCGGGTGTTTTTGCCTTCTTTACAACAATATAACGAACAACACCTTCGGGTGCATCAGCATCCAAACGGTAAACATCACCGTTTTTGTCAGTCCATTCATCCATTTAATTCACCTCAAGCCAAGACGGAATCGGTGTATTCAATGATAAGTCGGTATTTACCGGCCAATAGTGCGGAGGTAGCGATTGTACCAAGTACACTTACTGCGGCGGCTCCGACCTTAAGTGGAACCTCGTTGTGCATGTGGGTAGCACTTGCGGTATATGCGGAGTTATCAAAAGCAGTAGCGGCCTTGAATGCGTCAGTGTTTCCTGTAATACCCAAAGCAAGGGTAGCGGAGCCACCAGAAAGAAGTGCGTCTAATTTATCAAAGGTGACTTTGGTAATTACTGCATGGGCAGGAATGGTTTGTGCCGCACCTGTAAGACTTGTCAAGGTAATTGCACCTGCACTTCCGCCCAATGTGTTAAAGTCGTAAAGGAAGACAAGTTGCTTTCGCATTGTGTTTTCTAACTCAGCGTTGCCGATAGCATCATCAGCCATATACTTTGTTTCTACAAAGTCTTGAAATTTACGGTTTTGAGCCAATTAACTCACCTCAAATAACGCCTGTAATCTTAGCAATTCTGTTTGAGGTTCCTGCACCTGCACCGTCTTGGTGTTGGTGAACCACTGAACCCATGTAGCCGGTCAAGAGCCAATCAAAGCCAACACCGGGTAGGCGAGTCAATTCAGTTTCTTGGTAGCCAGCACCATTGTAGGTGAAGAACTCAGCAGTTTCGGAGCCGGGGATAAGCAAAAGAGCATCGGAGCCGATAGCGGCGGAGGAAGCACCATCAAGAAGTTTACCGCCTGTGTAGTCACGAGTGTAGTAAACGCTCATTGAAGCGATTCTCTTCATGTGGTCGGAAAGGGATTCAACAACATTCCCGTATAGTTGGGTGTTAAGAAGCGCACTTCGGCTTGAAGCAGGAAGGACAAGAGCCATTGGTTCGTCACCGGAGACACGACCTTCTGCGAAAATCTTATCCATAGTAGCCAAAAGGTCAGCCTCTTCATCCGCACCTGCACTACCAAAGGTAGCGGTTGCGGCTTGGGTCTGTCCTGCTCCACCGTGAAGGGTGGATAGAATGTTGTTGTCTATAACATCAGCACGACCTCGCACGATTGCGAGTTGTTGTCGGTCAATGTTTTCAAAGGATTCACCACGAAGGCGAACAGTGTCAAGGAAGACACATCGTCCCTGTCCCTTGTTGAGTTTAACGGTGTAGTTAGCCGTACCAATCTTGGTAGGGTCAACAGTAGCCGCATCATCCAATGGGTATGAGAAGGTTCCTTGTACTCCTGTGTACCACTTGAACTCAAGCCACGGAACAGTACGAGTACCAACAAGTTGAGTACCGACTGCAATACGGGTGGATTGTAGTTGGATAAAGTCACGGAGAGTTTGTTCAAGCACTGCGTCGCCTGTTCCAAATGGACCGGAGGCGGCGGAGGCGTTCATAATTTCATGCAAAGATTTGTTCATATTTTTCACTTCCTTTCTTTTTTGTTTTTTATCATCATGCAGTTGCACATTGAGATGTGTTTACGGGGATAAGAAGTCCGGCAGTACCAACGACTTCTCCTTCACCTACATAGACTCCTACGAGTTTGTCCGAACCTGCGGTTCCTCCGACTCGTCCTGCTCCCTTAAGGTAAACAAGTTGTCCTGTGGTGTAAGTTTCAGCGAGTGCGGCAATCATTTGCACACCGCCCATTGGGAAGTATGAAACTGTTGCTCCGGTTGTTTCAAGCACTTGGTCAGCGTCACGGCTTGACTCTCCGGCTGAAACACCGAGGGGGACATCTGTTGCGGCTCCAAGTTGAATCTTGTTGGCCGTTCCGTCTTTTGCGACAAGAATACCAACACCACTAATGGTGTTAGCATTTTTCAAAGTTGCGTTTCGTGGGTCGTTTCCTGTAAATGCTACCATTTCAAATCATCTCCTTCATTTCTGTAAAGTTTGGTGCGCCAATGCGCTCATCTCCACGCTCGCTACCACTTAGAGTTTTGTTCCAAGCGGAGGCCCAAGCGTTCCATGCTTGTGCGTAGAGTGATTCGGGGGTTTCTACCATTTTACCGTTAAGGTAGTTTGCTACAACCTTTTCGGACACAGGGGTTGGGGTTGGTGTTTCGGAAGCAACCGCAGGTTCAGCGGGCTTCATTTCAACAACAGGTTCAGCAGGGTGGGATTCTTCCCACGATGCAATAAGGGAGGTAAGTGTTTCGGAAGAAAGGTCTTCGTGACCCTTTAGACCAAGTGCGCTTGCTGATGCAACAAGTCCAAGTCTTGCTTCTTCTGTCTTTGAGGCTTCATGCGCCTTCATTTCTTCAAGTTCTGCACGAGCGAGAACCAATTCTGCTTGCAGTGCTTCCATTTCGCTTGCGGAAATGTTTTCTTCGTTGATAATTTCTTCTTCGGACATATTCTCATACTCCTTTCGGTAATCATTCCGAGAAGCGGTTTGACTTATCAAGGTTTCTTTTGCTTTAGAAACTCTTTTGGCTCTTGGATGACCTTTGGGAAGTAAGTCATTGTCTTGCTTGTAGTTGGGGTTAGAGGGTCGGCCATTCCGTAAAAGATAGAGGAAAGCGTTGACTCTTGCGACTCCCCAACCGTTTCTTGACATGTTAGGGGCATGGCTTGTGGAGAAAGCACCTGCACCACGACGAAAAACAGTAAGAAGTGCGCCCATAGAGGCTTTACTTCCTTTTCCTTTCTTATTATGTTCTTGCATTTTAGTGCTAAGTGTTTTTCTTGTTGCCGGTGAAACAACAATTGACTTATTGGGTTTTTTTGCTGAACCGGGTGGGTTTTTCTTTGAACCCTTTCGTCGCTCATTTGGTTTTGCAGGAGTTTTTCGTGGGTCGTTTTTCTTTGGTTTTCCATATTGGACTGCCTCAGCATTTTCTTCAAGTTTTTTAGCCGAATCAATTGTTGCTCTTTGGTAAGCAGGTTTGTGTACGATAGCCAAATGGTCAAAGGTAAAGTCCATATCAAACACCATACCTTTTTCATTTGCGGATATAGGAATACCATATCCACCAATACTTACCCCATAGTCAGCCTTTAACCAAAGACCCGACTCTAAAGCCTCAAACAATTCGGAACGGTTTACATGAGCGACATACTTTACTTCGTAATCTTTTTCTCCAATGTAATTCATTTTTGCTTCTGTAACAACACCAACATTGGCTTCGTTTACTCCGCCATCAGTATTTCTTTCAAAGCCAACACTTTTTGCTTTTGGATGATTAAGTGTCAAATCAGCACCAAACATTTGCTTAACTGCATTTTCAGCACCACGCTTTGTCAAGGCCCACTTGTTTTTGTTAAATCCTTCGTGGAATGCAACACCTTTTATTTCCATAATAGTATTACCTGTTGAGGCTTCAACAGTAGCGGAAATAGAATCAATGCTAATATCCATTGTAACATTTACAGGTTGACAAGAACCTGCAACCATTTCTTCACCAACAGGACATTCACCGGCCATAGCCTTTTTGTCTTCATCATCTTTATGATAGGCTTTTTTAGGAATATCTTTGCCCTTATTTTTACTCATGTACTCTTCATGAGTTTTTCCGGGCATGAATACTTTTTCACCGTCTTCATCATGGGAGTGAATACCATCCAAACCCATTTCTTTTGCTCGGTTCATAGCCTCTGCGGGATTATCATAAACATCTTTGCGAATCATCTTGGCTTCAACGGTTTCGTCACAACCGCAACCACAATCTTCTTTTGTTTCACCACAACTTTCTTCGGCTTCAATAATTTGCGGTTCAGTTTCCGACCAAACATCAAACCATAGAGGATAGTCTTTATTGTCATCGTCTTCGCTTGCTTCAACCTTGCGTCCACTTTCCCACTGTCGGCATGACCAATATCCGGGCGTAGTACGGTCTTTCTTGTTGGCGCAATCGTGGCGGTCACGGAATGCCTTTCGTCGCTTGGGGTCATCACGCTTAATTTCCATGTTAGGGTCGCCAAAGCGCACAATAACTACCTTACCACTTGAGTTTTGCACATAGACTGCAAATTTCTTTTTGCCGCCTTGTGTACGGAATGGTTTGTTGAGTGTTACCTTTTTACCTTGATACTCTGCGGCTTCTACCTTTTCTTCATCATAGGAAGCCTTTTGTCCTTTTTTATCTTCAAAGTAAGTGTTGCATACTGCCGCCCGTTGAGAAGGATTACCAAATTCTTCTCCCATTTTAGAATCGGACATGCACCTATCCATGTAATCGTTACGGTTTTCACCTTCGCGAACATCGGGCATACGCTTAGGACATATAACCTGTCTTTTAATTCATTCGCCAAATTTGCTGTTTTTCGTTAAGAATTTCATCATATAATTTTTTACTCATAATATCTTTGACATCATCGTAAGAATATACGGGAGAGTAACCAAGATTACTTACAACCTTAGCAAGATGGTACATTTGTGAATCTTCTATTGGGTTAAGAATAGTTATTTTTGGTTTAAGGGGGAGGTGTTTATTTCTTTCGGATAGCAAAAATGAATGACCGCCGTTTTTTCGGTATTGTGGTAATATGTATGTATTGCCTACAAAATGAAACAAGCCCATATCTAACGAGCCGGTATAACCGATTCTTTTATTTTTTTCACTGTAAAGAATCCAATAACTCATCAAGTTGAAAATTTCGGGATAACCTTTTTCACTCGCAGTTTCATACGAGTGGGGCCACGCTTGGCTTAGTAATCCATGTTGCTCAACACGCATCATTTACCTATTCCTCTTTTTTGGGTAATTTAAAAACGGCTTTTCCTTCGGCAACAAGTTTAATCTTGGCTCGGCGTTCTTCGGCATCCATCATGTGCTTGTGTTCTTGAGCCTTAAGAGCCATTTGTCGCTCAATAGCGGCTCTTTCTTCCATGACACGAGTTTGAGACTCAATGACTGATGGGTGCAATTCTGTTTCAGTTTGTTGTTCAGCCTTCCACAATTCAAGCATTGTAGCAAATGCAGGTTGAGCAGTACCACCAATGATAGCGATAAGTGCAATAAATCCTTCAATGTTCTCAAGAACAACATCGGGCTTTAGTATTCCCATAGCGACGACTGCGCCCGAAGCGGCAAGCCATAGATAAACTGCGGGAAGTGCAGTCCATTTAATCATGCGGTCATTTACAGAATCTTTGTATTGTTTGCTCATTTTATTCACCTTGTTGGTTTGTTCGGGGCAATTCACCCATTGTCGGTTTTGATGACTTTTCTATTCGTCCATTCCCTTGACTTTCCGGTTGCATACCCACTATGTCAAGTGATTGATTAAGGGTTAGTATTCCTGCTTGATAGCCCAAGACGGAACGCTTCATAGATTCCATAGGCGATTCTTCCGCAATAGGCTCAAAGATAAATTCGGGCAAGTCTTTCATTTGATGTGGAATACCAAGTAATTCTAATTGTTTGGAGAATAACTGCATAATACCTTGTTTTACGATAGATTGTAGGCGACTTATGGCGGTATTGGCCCACATGTTTGCGTTGTAGGTGGCGGCAAAGGTAGAACCTTTTTCTTGTCCTGCGGCCACACGGGGTACATGGAGTACGGCGGCTACATTTGCACCTACCATATCAAGGAAGCCGCTATTATCGGGAATAGTGTTGTTAAGGTCAACATGGTGTAGGGTGACATAGGAAGGTAAGATAGGCATTTGGTCGCCCCTTAGTCCTTCAAACAATTTTACTACCTCGTCCATAATAATACCAAGACGCTCGGCTTGTTCATCGGGGTCTGTAATGTGTTCAATGGCCGACTTGTCAATTGTAATAAATTGTTTTGTCATACTGTCTTCAAGGGCTATGCGGTTATTCATAGTGTTGTATTTGACACGGACTACTTGCTCAAGTGAGGAAAAACGGGATTGGCCCCATACACCGTATGTTTGACGCAATTTTGTGTCTTCGTACCAATTGCTACGGAAGTCGGTTCGGAAGTGAACAATTTCACTACGAGGGAATACCATAGTGTCAATACCATTCTCACGGAGAATGTAAAAGTCGTTTGTCATAATAGGACTGTTTTCATCGGCAGTAAACGGTAGCCCATTTGCACCTCGGTTATCAACAATAGTGATTTGTCGGATGGGTAGGCTTTGAATATTAGTGATACCAACACCTGTACGACCTACAAGTTTGTTAATGTCGTTGCCGTACACTTGAAGGTTTCTTACTGCGTTTATGAGAAAATCATCAAAGTCCACACTATCAACCATTTTCATAATACCGTTGCGTATAGCGGCGTTCTTGGCCTTTCCGTAGTCTATGCGGTAATTGTTAGCCGTAAGCGATACAGAGCGTACTGCGCCGTTTAATTCGGGGTCTAACTTGACCATGTTATCATACAAGTCAAACTTGTTCACAAAGTTTGTATCGCTTTGAAATTTTTCTGTATCTTCAAAAATGTTAGGTAAACCTGCCGCTACACTAAGACTTACATTAGAGCCTACCCGTTGTATTGGCTTTTCGGCGGCGACGGCATTCCGCCTAAACCTG